GATAATATATATTATGGTTTAAAAGTATATAAATCAGTTTCTATTGATTATTATAACTGCCAAATAGATGGTTTTACTGGCTATGTCTCTGGAAATACTTTTGAATCCCAACCTGGAAGTATTCTAGGTACTGGAGTTACTGGATTAGGTGTAACTCTTTGGAATAAAGATATACCATATTGGCTAGTTGCTGATGGACAAGGTTTTGTATGTGTTGCTAAGATTGAAAATTCCTATGTAACTTTTGGTGCTGGATTTATGCTAAAGTATGCAACCTTTAGTCAATTTCCATATCCATTAACTGTACAAGGTAATCTTCCCTCAGCTTCTGCTACTAGATATTCAGATACTGCTTGGGTTTCCGGCTGGAAAGGTGCTAGGCAGAATATGGTATTTAGATTTACTGATGGTGTATGGAAACAACCTCAAGTTACACCTTATAAAGACGTTTACAGTTATAGAAATACAATAAATAACTCAAATACAGCTAGTGGATATTATAGTTTAATACCACTAGTACTAACCGACGCCGTAGGTACTGGAAACCAATATGGGGTTTTACCTAATTTATTTTTTATAACTGGATTTAATAATGCGGCAGAAAATACTTTAACAGTAGGTGGGATTACTTATGTTGTATTTAGAGACGGCACTAAAACAGGTAACTTAGATTACATGGCACTTAAATTAGGTTAAGGAACTACAATGGCATATCAATCAGGAACTTTAAATGTAATTTCCGATTTTAATAGTGTCTTAGATACTTTTTTATTGGCTAATGGATGGACAAAAACTAATAACAGTGCTGTAGTAGCTAATGTTATAGTTGGGGGCTCTAGTACAAGTGGCAGTTCTGGTATGACTACTACAAACTCTTTCATTAATATACCCACTGGTGCATTAATAACTGGAGGTTCTATAGGAAGTGCTAGAGTAGTGCTTAAACAAAAAACTACTGCTACAGCTTTAAGCTACGTGACAGATATTACAGTAGCTGGACAAACGGCAACATTAACATTTTCTTGGGCTACTTATACAAAAGGTACTAAGAATTTTAATTTTAATTATTGTAACTATATTAATACTGGTACAGGCCCATTTAACTATCCAATGTTATTCATGGATATGTATCATGCAGCTAGTGGTAATGGTTCTACATCTAGTACATCAGTTCCATGTGTACAATTTACAAGTCTATCTAGCTTTCCTTTAACATATCAATTATTCTATAACACCAGCCCAGAAGTTATTTCTATTGTATTTTTATATGGAAATACAGTTAAACACATGCACTTTGGTGATATAGTTAAAGTACATTCTAGTGCTTATGTAGGTGGTGAATTTTTTACAGCTAGTTCACAAAATATTAATACTAACCCTCAAACTTTAGGTTATATTTCAGAATCTACTTTAGCGCTACAAGGTGGAAATCTTTTCTGCACACCTTCTGGAACCCCTAACTTGGGTTCAGGTCTTATACATGCTGAAATAGATGGTAGTATATATTCTATGGGAAATTCAGCTAATAACTTAGCTTCCGTAGGTCTATCTTCTCCTTGCTGCTCAAGCATATTTAGAGGTTTGAATCAATGGAATAGTCAAGCAACTTTAATTACACCAGAGTTAGTATTTCAAGCCTTATCTGGATTTAAAATGCCCCTAGGCTACTTAGAACATATAAGATTTGTACGAATAGATAATTATAACAATGGTGATATAATAACTTTAGGCACAGATCAATGGAAAGTATTTTCAGTAGAAACTAAAAATGCAGCTACACGAAATGGCAATAATAGCCCTGCTGCACAATCAGGAACTATAGGATTTGCTTGTAGATATACTCCGTAGGATTAAATATGGCAGTCATTGAAGGTAGTGTAGTTGCTCCAATAGGGTCTAATGTAACTACTAGAGACTTATATAATATATCTCCAAACGTAGATACTTATGGTTTGGACTATTGGTTTCCTCATGAGTCTATGGGGGTAGTACCAGTTAATCAACTTACTGAAACTGTAGGTAAAAATCTTCCAGTAGAAACTGTTACTTATACTATTTTAGCTGGTTCAGATATTCTACATACATATTTCAATGACTATTACTTTAGGGTTCATATGAGCCCTAGTGTTATTTCATTAGGTAATGTACTTACAGAACAGACTATAAACATAGAACTATGGAATGCTTATTTAAGTTCAAATACTTTAGCATCTATTGGTGCTAGTAATAGCGATGGTTTAACTCTAACTAATCCTGGGGGTTTAACAGCCTATAAACCTTTAGAATATAGAACAGTAACTTTACAAGTATCACCTACTGGTGCAGCTACTATAGATGGTAAACTTACATTTAATTTCAATCTTGGTAGTATAGTTCTAGCAATTACTGGAGTAAGAGCTATACTTTGGGGTTTTGCTCCTGATACTGCACATAAAGAAACTGTTAAATACCTAACAGATGTAATTCCTGCTATTTATGGTGAGACAAGTCTTAGTTTAAAAGAGATACCGAGAAATTTATGGAATTACAGCTTTTACCTAAGAACAGTAGAAGAATTTGCACTAGCTAAAAATATAGCTAAAACTTATGGGCATATTGGTTTAGGTATTCCAGTCTGGAATCAAATTAGACCTTTGCCAAAACTACTTTCGGGCTCTACTAGTATAACTATAGATACTACTTACATTGAAATAGCTCAAGGTGATTTATGTATAGTTTATGTAGATTATAAAACCTATGAAATTTTAGAAGTTTTGTATATGACAAGTTCTTCTATCGTTTTAAAACAAGCAAATGTAATTAATTTTCCTTCAAATTGTTACTTTATGCCCTTGAAACCTTGCGTATTAGATGGTACAATAGACTTTAGTAGAGGGGCGGGTAGCAGAAATTCTGTATCGGTTAACTTTCAATATACAAAAGGTTTTACTTCTGAAAGTCTTACAGGAATAGAATTATATAATGGATTACCAGTAATTACTAATGCAACTGTAGTAGAAAATTCTTTAACTGAAAACTTTTCACATAAAATAGAATTCTTAGATGCAGATATTGGTGATTTAGTCCCAGTAGAATTAGAACAGAATACAAGGCATAGGCAAAATATAGCTATAACGGCGCATAGCCAAACCGATATATTCAAACTAAAGAGAATGTTAGATTACTTTAAAGGTAGATATAATTATTTCTATTTACCAACATTTTCTAATGATTGTATTGCTATTAGCAATAGCTTATCTGCTGGGGCTACTTTTATATCTGTAAAAGATACTGGATTAAGGTATTCTCCACCTAAAATTATACGAATAGTCGGAAATGTTACGGAAATGATAGGCGTTTCTGGTGTTACTGTTGCTGGATCAGTGGAAACTATAGGACTAGCTACAAATTTAGTTAATAACATATCTAATATAACTTCAATTCAAATAGTTACTAAAGTTAGATTAGACACAGATGTTATTGAATTAAACTATGATCTAACGCAGAGAAAATATATGACTTGTAAGTTTAATGCACCTGTTTTAGAGGTCTTATAATGGCTACAGTAACTGAACTTTTTGAGTTTAATATAGATGGTCAATTTTATAGATATACTAACAAGGTCTTGTCTACAATATTTAACGGCAATACATATTCTCCTGCAATTGTATCCAGAGGTGCTTTACAAATAACAGATAATGTTTTAAAGAATTCGTTAAATGTAAAATTACCTAGAACAAATGACTTTGCTAGATTACTACTTAATAACTTTCCAGAAACTATAGTTTTATTCACTTTATACAGAAATGGTTTAGTATATTTTCAAGGTCAGGTATTAAATGCTAGCGGCTCAGGTTTATTTATAGAACTGGAAATAGCTAGTACATATACTAAAACTACCAGACCAGGAATAACTGATAAAATACAATTAACCTGTAGGCATGTTTTATATGGTACTAATTGTACAGTTATTAAAGATACTTTTGGAGTAGCCGCTACTATAAGTTCAGTAGATAGCAAAGGAACTGGATTAACTATGGTAGCTATAAGCCAACCGGATAATTATTTTCTGAATGGTGAACTGCTTTATGGTACACAAAGAAGAAGTATCTTAAAGCAGGTAGGAACAGCTATAAGAATATCTTCTGGATTTAATATAACACCTTCTGGGGCGGTTACTTTATACCCAGGATGTGATAGAAAAGAATCTACATGTCTAGGAAAATTCAACAATCTAGTTAATTTTGGAGGATTTTCTAGGCTTCCTTTAAAAGATCCTCATTCATCTAGTGGTTTATTATAATGGGTATATTTGAAATAGGTTTATTAATATTTAGTTTAGTTCTAGCTGTTGTTAGTTATTTTCTAACGCCTCAAGCAAAGAAACCTAAAAACGATCAGAAGTTTGAAGTTCCAGTAGCTAAAGAAGGTAAAACTATTGGTGTACTTTATGGAACAGAATTAATAAAAGATTTAAATGTAGTGAACTACTGGGGGTTACGAATTGTAGCTGATTCTAAATCTGGTGGAAAGAAACAATAGGACTTTTATGATAAATGACTTACCAGAATTATCTTTAATAATTATAAAACTACAAGATGCTAGAGAATTTGCAGATGGTTGTCGAGAAGGTTGGAAAACTTTTGTAGAAGATCATGGCTATAGTTTTATAGATGTTGTTAGAAATGGACTAACTGCTGAACAGCTTCTTGCTACGGGAGACCAACAAGCTATAGATTTAGTTTACTATGTAATTGCCCGCGATTATGGAGTTAATTTAAATGGCTAAAGGTGGTGGAAGTTTAAAAATATATAAATACTTCATATCTATTCATTATGTAGCTTGCCTTGCGCCTATAGATTTTATAAAAGAGATTAGATTCGATGATAAGACAGTATTTGCAGGTACTCAAACTGATGGCACTTTGTATATAGATAAACCTGATTTATATGGTGGGGAAGATAGGGAAGGTGGAGTTATAGGTAATATAACTACTATGCTTGGTAAACCTTCGCAAACAGTTAATTCAGTTATAGCCGCAAAATTCGGCAATGTTCCAGCTTTTAGAAGTGTAATATCAATATTACTAGATGATGTTTATATTGGTATGAACTACTATTTAAAACCATTCTCAATAATAGCTACTAGGATTAATTCTACTAATACAGGAACGCCGCCTTGGCAAGCTGCTTATATAGAACCTATCCCTGGGCAAATGAATGGTGTACATATAATAAGAGATTTATTAGTAAATACATATACAGGATTAGGTATTTCAACTTCTGAAATTGATGAAACTACCTTTGCTGCTGCCGCTCAAACTACTTTTAATGAAGGTTATGGTTTTACTTTCTTTTTTGCTGAGGGTAAATCCATTGATGAAGCTATTAAAACTGTCAAAGCACATATAAATGCTGAAGTTTATAAAGATAGGCTTACTAATAAATATAAGATAAAATTAATCCGAGAAGATTATAATATTGGTAGCTTACTAACCTTAGATAAAACTAATGTTAGTTCAATATCAGAACTAAAACGCACATTACTTGGTGAGTTATTTTCTAAAGTTATTATACAATTTATAGATGGCACAACATATAAAGATGCAATTGAAACTTTGGAAGATTTCACATTGTCGGCTAAACAAGGCGGTGCTGTTGAAAAGAATATAGAATTTAAAGGTTGTAGAACTAGGAGTTTAGCCGCTAAACTAGCTATTAGAGAAGCTGGAGAAGTAGGAACTCCAGTCTTTGCAGGTATAATAAACTGTAATAGAATTGCCGAGAATTTAAACCCAGGTGATGTAGTTAAAATAGCCGCAGACTGCAATGAATATCTTGATACAGATTTAATTTGCCGAGTAGCTAAGATAAATCTAGGTACTGGAACTGATAATAAAATAGTTATAAATTTTGTACAAGATGTTTTTACAGCTCAAGAACCTGTTGTATTTTATGGAAACCAAACTTTATGGACTGATATAGCTAGTGACCCTATTCCCGTAGTACATAGAATAGTACAAGAACTTCCATATTATATCTATGCTAAGGCTAAAGGAGATTTAGAAGGTAAAAATATCCCTGTAACAGATACTTATATAGCTATTGCAGCAGTACAACCAACTTTAGATAGTCAACTTGCCGGTATATGGACTGGCGGTAAACGTAGAACAAACGTATTAGCTTTCTGTCCTTGGGGTCAGAATACTAATACTATGGATAGAATAACTACTACATTGACAATTAAGAATGGAACTAACCTAGCTATTGTTAAATTAAATACCTTTGTACAGGTTGGTCAGGAGCTGATGGGTATTATTAGCCGAACTGCTAATGTATTTACAGTTATTAGAGGTGTTTTAGATACTGTTCCAGTTGCTCACAGTATTGATGAAGAATGTTATTTTTGGCAAGAACTTAATGGTACTGACTTTATACCTTATTTTCTTGGGGAAACTGTAAATATAAGGCTTACTCCAAGAACAGCTAAAAAACCTGTACAAGAACTAGCCTATGCTGATGCTCCACAAGATTCTATTACAGTAATAGGTAGAATACATAGACCTTACCCACCGGGTAATGTACAAGTAAATGCTTTAAGCTGGCCTAGTACAATTATAGCTTCTGATCTGGTATTAACTTGGACTTCTAGGAACAGATTCCAACAAACATTGAATCTTATAGACTGGTATTATGGTAATATAACTAGTGAACCTGGGGTTACATATTCTGGGGAACTTCGCAGAGCTGATACAAATGCTCTTCTATTTAGTTTTACTGGTGAAGTTGGCTTAACTAGAACTTTTAATACTTTAGTACCATTACCAGGAGTTATTAGTAGTATTTCATTTGTAAATTATATTTCAACCTTTACTATGTCCACAGCACATGGACTATCTACAGGTATAGCTGTGTATATATCAGGTAACTCTGCATATAATTCCATCTACATAGTTACTGTTATAAGTTCTACTATATTTACAGTAACAACAGTAGGTGATTATGGTACTGGAACTATGGCAGTAGGAACTACTATAGCTGAATCTTCTATTTATATAGGTAATGTTATAGTAAATCTATGGAGTGTTAATAGCAATGGAGATAGCTTTCAAACCGTTTCACACACTTTAACTCTAAACTAAACTAAATAGGAAACTATATGAAAATTAATTGGCAAGAAAACTCAACTAAACGTGGCATAGTATGGATAATTACAGCTATAATAGGTGTAGTAATGATTCTAATGGGTAAAGATATTAGTCAATTAATGGTATTGACTGCCGCTATTGTAGGTGGTATGGGTTTAACGCAAAACGACACACATTAATATGCCTTATATATGGTTAGCTTCTTTAATTTTTAGCTTTGCAAGTGGTTTTGGGGTTTCTCGTAGTGTCTATTCTCTGGAAATAGAAGAGTTGAAACAAGCTATTGCCCAAACTAATGCACAAGCACAAGTTATAAAAGATATAAATGAACAGAAACTACTAATAGCTAAGGCTAAAGCTATTAAATTCAGTGAAACTTTGGACAAATCGCATGAATCTTATATTAAAACTGTTAATGCTTATTCTGATAAGTTTAAGTCTAGTAAATTGTACGACAATAAAGCCAGTTGTAGAAACAAAGTGTCAAAAAGTTATAATACCGGAAAGGTTATTGAAACTACAACCGACAACTCCGAACTTTCAAGAGAACTTACAGAATTTCTCAGGAAAGAAACCTTAAGAGCTGATATTGCAGCTACAGATAAAAATATACTATTAGCCTTTATAAAATCTAACTGTGGAGTAGGAGATTAATATGACAGCTTAAACTATGATATATACATTTAACAAACAACCTTTAACAACTTGAGAGATTTATGAGAATACTATTTTTATTTTTAAGTTTTTTAGTTATAAATTTATCCTATGCTGATGATATGCCTGTTATTGACTATTCAGTTTATGAAGTAGATGCAGCAGCCCAACCTGCAAATAAATTTAAATTAGTTGATACTGTTACACCTGGATATAACTCTGGTGTAATAGGTGTAGGGCTTTTTCACATTGGTTGTGGTGTAAGTCATCAAGGTAGATTTGATCCTTGGGTAAGTCCGGGCGTTTTATCAATGCACGATCATACCTTTCTAGGTAATACATCTATAAATCAATTCTCAGATTTATCTAAGTTAACCGATGAAAAGTTTGCATCAACTTGTGATGGTGGTGGTGTTAATAGATCTTCCTATTGGTTTCCAAGCATGGTTAAACCACATCATGACCAAGTAGGGCATCCAGGCCAATATGAAAGGGTAAAAGTAGGTACATCAATTGTATATTATAAATCACATGTTGGTTATGGTATGCCTGCAACAGTTATGATTCAAAATCCACCAGTAGGTTTACGTGTATTAGGTGGTAATCCAACTGCAACAGATATTAATACAGTAACCTATATTGATAAACCAACAAAAACTTTAGCAAGTTATTTTGAATGTACAACTACTGCCGCTAATGGCGCTAAAAATGTAGATAGGGTACAGACAGATAACGCACATATACCTAACTGTGTTGGCTCATCAGATGGTAAATCAACTTCCTTGAATATGAAGCTAGTTTTACCAAATTGTTACGATTCTGCAAGTGGTTTACTATTTGGTTCGTCTCCTAATATTAGCTCACACATGGCATATCCTGTGTTGACTACTATATCAGTAGGTGTTAAAGAGTGGCGTTGTCCAGCTACACATCCTACTTCCATACCTAGAATATCACTAAATATACATTATCCTATCC